TCGGCTCTAATGGTACTTTATATCAAATTGATACTGGTAGTGCTGTAAGTAAAAAAACTGGTTTATCTAATGGTAGATTTCAAACTGCCGAGTTTAATGGATATACAGTTTTTGTTAATGGCACAGATACACCATTTTCATGGGATGGTAGTTCAGCAGCTAATTTATCAATAACTTTATCGGATAGCAGTTCATCATCTACTTTAAAAGGTGTCCATGTATTTAAGAACAGAGTTTATTATTGGCGAGGAACAGATCAGAACTTTTATTATTCTGCAACTGTAGATACTTATACAGGAAATTTCACCAAGTTTCCAGTTGGTTTGGTCGGAACATTTGGTGGTAATATTATCCAAATAGGCAGTTTAAGTATTGATGGTGGAGAAGGGGTAGACGATTTACTTGTCATTATGATGTCATCTGGTGAAGCACTTGTTTATAGTGGTTCTTATCCTGGTGATAGTGCTTTTGCTTTAATTGGAACTTTTAGAATAGCAGAACCAATAAACGAACCTAGAGCAATGGCAAAACTAGGTGGTGATTTAATAGTAATGACTAAAGAGGGATATTTACCTCTTTCACAGGTTTTTAGGCAAGATTTAGCAGGAAATAAGGCAGTTGCTTTATCTGAAAAGATTAGAGGTACAGTTTTAAGGCAAGTTGCCATTTCTGGCAGTAGTTTTGGGTGGCAGATACATTTATCGGCAGATGGCAGTAAAATGTATTTTAATCATCCAACTGGTGATGCTACAGATGCTTATAATCAACACGTTTTTAATCCAATAACAAGAGCATGGGCATTATTTCAAAATATACCTGCAATAACTTTTGCCAATTATAGTGGAGATACTTATTTTGGTACAACTTCAGGTAAGGTGTATAAAGTTGGGGGCACTGCTGATATAACAACTGCAATTACAGCAGATATTTCATTCGCATACAATTATTTTCAAGATAGAGGTTCAATAAAAAGATTTAGTTCTGTAGCACCAATGCTTGAAGCATTAGGAGATATTAACTTTGATTTTGGAGTTGCAGTAGATCAACAAGCACCATCAGGTCTTACTTTGGCAACTGGAACTTATGTTTCTGAATTAGCAACATGGGATTCTGCCGAGTGGGATGAAGATTTTTGGGGTGATACAACTGGAGCAGGAATTATCCAAAAAAGAAAAGTCGTAGGCAGATTAGGAAGATCAGCTTCTTTAAGAGTAAAAGTAGCATCTACAACGCAAACTATTAGTATTTTAAGTTCAAATTTTCACTATTTACCAGGAGGTCCATTGTAATGGCATTTTCAAGTGGCACATTTTCAAGATTATATGATTGGACAGATGACAGGGATAATGGCATCAAGATTCAAGCATCACGCATGGATGGCGAGTTTGATGGTATCGCAACAGCATTAACAAAATGTATTTTAAAAGATGGTACGCAAACAACTACAGCTAAAATTCCATTTGCAGTAGGTTTAAGTGTAATTGACAATCAAACTATACTTTTAGGCACAAATTCAGACATTGCCATCCAATATGATGAAAGCACAAATGACAGTTTAGAAATAGCAGCAAATGTTGAAGGCGCAGCATTAGGAATAGTATTAAAATCGGATCAGGGTGATGATAATGCTGACCAACATAAATTATCTATTGCAGATGGTGGCACACTTACATTAGCTAGTAAGATTAGTGGGTCATTTGTTACATATTTAACTCATACACCAAATTCAACAGTTGCAAGTTCTACTTTAGCAGTAGCAGGACATCTTACAGTTGGTGGTAATTTAACATTAGGTTCAGGTGCAGAATTAACTGAAGCAGAACTAGAAATGTTAGATGGCTTAACTGGTGGAACTGTTACAGCATCAAAAGCAGTTGTGGTAGATGCTAACAAGGACATTGGTAGTTTTAGAAATATTACTTTAACAGGCGAATTAGATGCAGGATCACTAGATGTTAGTGGTGATGCAGATATTGATGGAACATTAGAAGCAGATGCTATTACTGTAGGTGGTACTGCATTAAACACAGTAATTGCAGGAGTAACAGTTACTAATGCAACAAATTCTGCTCATGTAACTGTAGCAGATAATGAAAACACAAATGAAGAAAACTTAATTCCATTTATAGAAGATGCTTCTGCAACTGGTAATGTTGGCTTGGAATCAGATGGAGATTTTGCTTACAATCCAAGTACAGGAACAGTTACAGCTACAATATTTAAAGGTAATATAGATGCAGTAGATGGAGACTTTGATGGTACTCTTGAAGCTGATGCTATAACCTTAAATGGTACTGCAATAACAACAACAGCAACTTTATCTACAGGTATATCAAATAATAATGTGCCTAAGTTTACAAGTGGTGTAGCTGATAATGATTTTTTAAGAGTAGATGGCACTGCAATAGAAGGCAGAAGTGCATCAGAGGTATTATCAGACATAGGTGCTTCGGCTGTAGCAGGAAGTTCAAGTATTGTTACTACTGGTGCATTAGATGCAGGTTCTATTACAAGTGGATTTGGTAACATTGATGTTGGTTCAAGTAATCTTACAGCTACAGGCACAATATCTTTAGGTGCTACATCTTTTAATGATGGCAACATAACTAATGTAGGAAGTATTGCATTAGATAGTATTGCATCAGATGCAGGTACTGGAACTGCTATTACACTAAGCGCAGGAATTGTACCTAATACAGAAACAGCAAGTAAATCAGGAACAGTAGCACCAGATATGTCGCAATACACTAACTTTGTATGGACTCTAGGTGGCAATTTAGTATTAGATGATCCGACAGATGAAGTAGCAGGTCAATCAGGGATATTTACTTTTATCCAAGATGGAACAGGAAGCAGAACATTATCCCACGCAGATGACAGATACTTTGTTGCAGGGGGTACTTCAATAACTTTAACCACAAGTGCTAATGGTATAGACGTAGTTCCTTATTTTGTCCAAGCAGATGGCAAGATTCATCTTGGTGCTGCTCAACTAGCATTTGCAGAAGCATAAGAGGTAAGATGACAGGCTCAAATTCATGGTGGTTTGCTAAATCAGATAGTGGTTTTTTTAATGGTGTAGCTACAAGGTCATTAAAATTTACTCAACATTCTACTGGTTCAAATAATGAAAGATTAACAAGGACTATGGGTACTGTTGATAGTGCAACAGATTTTTCTATTAATTTTTGGGTTAAAAGGTCTGATTTATTAAATTCAAGAAATACAAGTTATCCTATGACTCTTTTTACCTTTAGAGATGGCACAAGTGGTACTGCTTTAAATGAAGTTCAATTTGGTGAGCATGGTACTTGGGGAGATGGGGATAGTCTTTGCATTACTCATACTAATTCTGGAGCAAGAATTTTAGCAACTTCCAATTTATTAAGAGATACAACTGCCTGGTACAATATACATATTCGTGGCGATTTAGATAATGGAACTGCAAGTGAAAAATTAAAAATATATATTAATAATGTTGAAGCTTCTTATGCAACAGACAATAGAAGTAGTTATTCAGAGATGACTGGATTTAAAGCTGGTGCATGGACTATTGGAGATTATTATAATTATGGTTATTCTCCAGCTTGTTTATTAGCTTTATTTACTTACACAGATGGTCATAAATATTTACCCACAGATTTTTGCGAGGTAAAAGCAACTGCACTAATACCCAAAGACCCATCAGTCACTTATGGAAATGGTGGTTTCCGATTAGCATTTGCTAGTGGAACTGGTGTAGGCACAGCATCCTCTACAACTGTTGGAGCAGATACAAGTGGTCAGAATAACCATTGGACTACTACAAACATTGCAGCAGCTAATGTGTTTCCTGACAATCCAGAAAATAACTTTGCTACATTTAATTCGTTAGATAAAGATGCTTACAATTCGCCAACTGAAGGAAATCTTCGTGCTTTGACTAATGGCAATAATGGTACACAAGCTGTAAATTTTGCAGTATCATCAGGCAAATGGTATTTTGAGGTACGAAACGGAAGTGCAGGAAGTGGCAGTCTGGCTAGAATGGTTGGAATAATGTACGAACATTCAAATATAGCTAGTACATCATATAGCGATTCCAATAAATTTGTTTATTATTCAGAGACTGGAAATAAAAGAAATAACTCTAATGCTTCTTATGGCGATAGTTGGCAAGATGATGGTGACATAATTGGTGTTGCTCTTGATATGGATAATGGTGCTATTTATTTTAGTAAAAATGGAACTTGGCAAAATTCAGCAACAATAAGTGAAATACAAAATGGTACAACAACTAATGCTGGATTTACTAGCTTATCTGGCACATTTAAACCATTCGTTGCAAAGACTGGTGGCACATCAACTAATGATCCTCATGTAGCTAATTTTGGACAAGACAGTACATTTGGTGGTGAAGAAACAGCAACATCTAACTCTGATAAAAATGGTCATGGCAGATTTCATAGCACAGTTCCTAATAATTTTCTTGCATTATGCTCGGCTAATTTAAGTGAGCCAACATTAGGACCTAATTCAGATGAACAACCAGATGACCATTTTGAAGCTTTTATTTATAGTGGTGATGCAAATGCTACAAGGACAATAAGTGGATTTAACTTTCAGGCAGACATGATGTGGAATAAAACAAGAAATCAATCATTTCAGCCTAGAATGTATGATAGCACAAGAGGTAATGACAAAGGTGCATTATCAGCATCAAATGGAGCAGAAAGCACCCATGATATATTTAATGGGTTTACTTCTGATGGCTTTAATACAACAACAGATGGCTCGGCAGGAGATTTATTAAATTATAATGGTGGAACTTATGTAAATTGGCTATGGAAAGCTAATGCTGGGAGTACGACTACGAATGATGCTTCGTCTACTGGTGTAGGCACAATAGATTCTGTACATCAAGCAAATACAACAGCAGGATTTAGCATTGTAACCTATACTGGAACTGGAAGTGATGGAACTTATGCTCATGGGTTATCTTCAGCACCGACTCTTATTTTTATAGCAGATAGAGACGCAACAGTTAATTGGTTAGCTTACCACCATGAATCAAATGCTACTAAAGGGAGATATTTTTTAAATTTAAATTTAACTGTTGCTCAATTTGACAATGGAGCAGATGGTTATTTTAAAGGAACTGCACCTAGTAGCACTTTAATAACTACAGATGACACATCTTACAATACAAGTGGAAATAAGTTTGTAGCTTATTGTTGGCATGACGTAGAAGGCTATTCTAAATTTAATACATATACTGGAAATGGAAGTGCTGATGGACCTTATGTTCATTTAGGGTTTTCCCCTGCTCTTGTTGCACTTAAACGTGCTGATAGTACTGGTGATTGGAATGTTATAGATACTACTAGACAAAAATTTAATGATGCGTCTGGATTACCAGTTTTAAGGTGGAACTTAAGTGCTGTTGAAGAAGATACTAATACTATGCAGGGTCAAATAGATGTATTAAGTAATGGTTTTAAAGTAAGGTCTAATCATAGCAGTTTTAATACTAGTGGTGCGACTGTAATTTATATGGCATGGGCAAAAATGCCTGAAAAATATAGTAATGCTTTTTAATAGGAGAAGATAATGGTTTGGAAATTATCAGATGGAACACATATTAAGGAAGGAAATAGTTGGGTTGATTCTAACAAAATACGACATCCTTCTACTTGGGGAGTTTGGTCTGACTCAGACAAAAAATCGGCAGGTCTAGCTTGGACAGATGATGTTGCACCACATGACAATAGATTTTATTGGGGTAGAAAAGCTGATGGTAGTTTAATTGAAAGAAAATTAGCTGACGAAGATGCTACTGATGAAAGTGGAAACAAAATTAAAGATGCTGATGGCAACCAAGTTATCAACGAAGGACTTAAAACAATTTGGGTTAGGCAAACAAAACAAAGAGCCAATGACCTTCTTGTTAAAAGTGATTGGGAAATTACTCGCAAATCTGAAAAAGGAACTGCAATAGCATCAGCAACAACTACCTTTAGAGATAAAGTACGAACTGCTTGTGATACAATAGAAACCAAAATAAACAACTGTTCTGACTTAGATGCTCTCAAATCATTGTTTGATGTGCCAAAAGATAGTGATGGTAATCCAACTGGAGCAAATGCACCTATACATGATTTTCCTAAAGAATGATAGGAAGATTGTTAGAGTATATGCCTAAATTAACTGTTACAGAATTAAAAGCACAAATTGATACAGCAGAAGCTTTATCGGCAGAGAGATGGAAAGAAACAATACTTCGCATTAAAAGAATAGAACACATAATGATTGGCACAGCAGGTGCGACAATCATGCTTCTTATCGGCATAATATTAAAGTAGAATAACAATGGACCCAGTTACAATTACTGCTGCTCTTGGAGTGGCAAGTAAGGCATTTTCTTATTTAAAAGAAGGAATTGCAATCGGTAAAGATTTGGGTGATATGCACAAACAGGTATCTTCCTGGATGACTAGTGCTAGTGATATAGAGAACATGGAGAAAAGGGCAAAAAACCCTCCATTATTACAATCCATTTTAAAAGGTGGCTCTATTGAAGCTATGGCTATTGAAGCATTTACAGCTAAAAAAAAACTTGAAAAACAAAGATACGAATTAAAGCAGTTAATTAATATGCAATATGGTCCACAGGGTTGGTCAGAACTTATGTCAATAGAGGGAAAAATTCGTAAGGACAGGGCTGAATTAGTTTACAAAAAACAGCAAATGATGGACAAGATTTTTAACTGGATTGGCATAGTTGTTCTTTCAGCAACAGTTATTGGATTTATATTTTTGTTGCTTTGGTTATGGAAACAGGAAAGAGGTTTTAATTGAAACCTGCATTTCTTCTTGCTTGTTATCTTGCAGGAAATCCTGCAGGAAATATGCACACAGCATCTATTAATACTTGCGATTATTTTAAGAAATATTTGCATCAACAATCAGTTAAAATTGGCGAAGAAACCAAAAGTTACCAATGCTATTGCAAGTTAGTAAATGTAAATGAAAAGATGAGATTATATTGATAACTATAATTACCAATGTAGATGATTATGTTAGGGCATGGGTTGCAAAAAAGTTGGGGATTAATGGCTTTGGACCATCAACAGCTATTGGAGTACAACAGGATGGGCAGTTAATAGCAGGTTGTGTTTACCATGACTACAGAGATGGGCAGATTGAATCCTCTTTAGCTTCCTCCACTAAAAGTTGGGCAAATCGGTCTGTCCTATATTCCTTGTTTGCCTATCCTTTTCTACAAGTTAAAGCGAATAGGTTGCTAGTAACTTGTGCTGAAAATAATAAAAAAGCTATGAAGATGAATAGACAATTAGGTTTTGTGCCAGAAGGCATATTAAGAGAACTCTACTATCCTAATGATGGGATAGTTTGGGGTATGTTAAAACAAGAATGTAAATGGATAAAAGGAAATAAAAATGGGAAAATCAAGTCCATCAATGCCACCTGCACCTAATCCGAATGAGTTAATAAATGCTCAAGCTAATGCTAACAGGATTTCGCAGTTTACACCTTATGGTAATTTACTATTTGGTTCTGTAGGCGATCAAGGTCAGTTTGTTCAAGGCAGAGTTAATGAAGGCGATCAAGCTGCTGCTTTTACGCAGGAAACACCTTTTCAAACACAGTTAAGGGCAGCACAAGAAGGAACTGGTTTAGGTCTAGGAAATCTTGCATTTGGCAGAGTTACAGGCAGAACTATTATAGGTCAAGATGCTAGTGGTAATCCAATCTATTCAGATGATCCAGATTTTCAAAATCCATTTAGAACATCACCTACTTTATCAGGGGTTACTTCTGCACGAGATACAGATCCAACCCAAAATTTACAGAATTTTCAACAGAACATAGCTACTGATTTTTCACAACCAACTGGTTTATCTACAGCAGGTTTAACAGATTTAGTTTCTGATCCACAGGATTTTCGTACAAACATAGAACAAACTTTATTTAATAGGCAGTTAGGTTTACTTCAGCCAGAGTTCACAAGGCAAAGAGAAGGTTTAGAACAAAATTTGGCAGATAGGGGTATTCCCATAACTTCTGACCCATATAATCAAGCAGTTAATAGATTAGAAAACCAACAAAATGAGCAACTTCAAAGACTAGCACAGCAAAGCACATTAGCAGCAGGGCAAGAATCTGACAGACTTGTCAATCAAGCAAGACAATCTAGGGCGCAACAGTTTGCTGAAAGAGCAGCACAAGGCGAGTTTGGTTTAGGCGCACAACAACAGGCATTTACTCAAGCAGGTCAGAATGTGTCGTTAGCTAATCTTGGAAGGCAACAACAAGTAGCCGATCAGTTATTAAGTAATCAGATTGCTAATCAGCAAAGACAGAGAGAAATAGCAGAAAGAACTGCCCTGCGTGGACAGCAGTTTAATGAGTTATCTGCATTGTTAGGTGGTCCACAAATTCAGCAACCAAGTTTCTTTGCACCAGGAAGTGTTGATGTAACTGGTTCTTATGGCGCACAAATGGCTGCTCAACAAAATGCTTATAATCAGGCAATGGCTAACCAAAGAGCAGATATGGGTGGATTGTTTGGATTAGCAGGTTCACTTGGTTCAGCTTACTTACTTTCATAGGATAAACAATGGCAACAAGATTTCCCACATTTCAATACCAACAATTAAACCCATCTTATCAGTCTGATCCTGCCAGAATGTTGGGTGCGCAATTACAAAAATCTGGTGTTTCATCAGAGCCAGTAAGAACACCACTTGCAGGTTTAGGAAGGTTATCAAATGCATTGGTTGGTGCTTACCTACAAAAAGGTGCTATGGACAGGCAAGTTGCAAGAGAGGATGCTTACAAAGATTCTTTGACCAAAGCATTAAGTGGTATGAATTTACCTGAAAATTCTCCTATAAAAGCATTGTTTAATGTTAGACCAGAATTAGGTTTAGCAAGTGCAGTAGATTTATCATCTAAATTAGCTGTTTCAAAAGCAAATGTTACACCAAAGTTTGTGAATGTTTATAAAGATGGGGAAACAAAAAATGTAATTGAGGGCAGTCCAACATTTTTAGACCTTACACAAAATAAAGGATATACAACTGACAAACCTGCTTCACCAGGTTCTATTGGTTCATCAGCAAATTTAGTAAACGAATATTTAAAACTTGATAACAAAATTAATAAAAGTGAAACAGACTTAAAACAACTTAAATTATGGAAAGGCATATTAAATAAAGATCAAATTATGACAATTCCTGATGGTCAAGGTGGCACTATAACAAAAAAAATTCCAGGTTTAAATATTGATAAAATTTTAAATAATACTTCTGAAACAAAGGAAAACAATCAACAAGAAATAATTGCTGAACAACCATTAAAATTATCAACTATTGAATCTAAATTTGTTGGAAATGCAGTTTCTGCTAAAAAAGAATTAAGTAAATTAACAGACATTTTATTTAGTGGTAATTTACAGAGTGGCGAAGTAAACAGAAGTGCTGTAGCAGGTTTAAATTTACCTGGTGGACAGTTAGTAAGTGAAGATGCGCAAATATTAGCTAATATAATATTTAATTTATCTGATTTAAGATTAAGAGATAAATCTGGAGCAACAGCACCACCAGAAGAAGTTAAAAGATATTTTGACAGTATTGTACCTAAAATGACTGACAAAGATTCTGTTGTAAGACTTAAAATTGAAAGATTAATAAACGAATTAACTTCCAATGTTAATGCCTTTAATGAAGGCAGAGATATTAAATCTTTAAAGAATTTTACTTTAACAAATCAAAACAATAAAGAAGATGGTGGAAAGGTAAACTGGTAATGTCAAAAGTTAATATTAATGAAGATGGTGCTTCTTGGGCAATAAGAGGTATTGTTGGCAATGCACCTTCAGATCAAAAGAAATCTATTTTAGAAAAATATTATAAAAAAGTATTAACTTCTAAAGAGTTACAAGCAAAAAATCCAAAACTTAATATTTTAGATAAATATGGAGAAGATAATTTTTTCTTTCAAGATACAGATGGAACAGTAACTGTATACAATCCACCTGGTTTAGATGTTGGTGATGTAAGTAGTGTAGGTAGAGATGTAGCTTCTACAGTTGGAGGTTTTGCAGGTGGTGCATTAGCATCTCCTGGTGTTGCCACTACTCCAATCGGAGTTGCACTTGGAAGTGAAGCAGCAGGACAACTTTATGATAGAATAACTGATTATTTAACTCCAGGTGGTGTGGATAGACCTTTAGGTAAAGAGTTATTAAGAGCAGGTGAAAACATAGGTTTAGAAGCTGTTGGTGGCAACCTTGCTGATCGTGCTATGCGTGGTATAAAAACAGGTATAAAAAAAGGTACACAAACTTTAACTAATATAAAGCCAGGACAAAGAGTAGAAGATTTTGATAAATTAGGTGTTCAACCTACTGTTGCAACTTTAACTGGTAGCAGAGCAATAGCAAATGTAGAAGAAGTATTAGGTGGCAATTTTTTTGCAGCAGATATTATAGGTTCATCAAGAGATAAACTTGTAAAAGATTTAAAAAATGTTGCTAACAGAATTACAGAAAAATTGGGAACAAAAGAAAGAAGCAGAGAAGAAATAGGAAATGTAATTAGAGCAGGTTCTAAAAACTTTTTTGCAAAAATTCAACAGAAAAAAGATGATCTTTATAGCGCAGCATTTGATGCAGCAGGAGAAGTTAATGTTAATCTAAACAATATAAGATCACTAAAAACCACTTTAGAAAATGAAGTAGCTTCTGCTCCTAATACATTGAAAAGTATATATAAACCATCTTTGGATAAAATAAATAATATTTTAAAAGATGCGCCAGATGGAACAATACCATTAAATGTAATTAGGCAAGTAAGAACAGAGATTGGTAAGATTATAGGTCCTGCAACTCCTGGTAAAATTAAAATTGAATCAACTGGTGATGGTAAGTTAAATGCAATTTATAAAGCAATATCTGATGATATTTTTAAATCAGTAGGAGATGCAAGTCCACAAGCATTAAGATTGTTAAAAAAAGCAGATCAGTACACAAAATATGTATCTAAAAAAACTGGTGGTATTGAAAAAACAATAGCTAGTATTCAAGCTAAAGGTCTTGATAGCCAAGTTTTTACTTTTGCCATGCAAGGTGGAAAAGAAGGTGGTCAAAGAATAAGGGATGTGTTTAAAACTTTAACAAGGTCTGAAAGAGATACAGTTTCAGCATCAGTTTTTTCAAGATTAGGGTACAATAAAGCTAACCCTCAATCTGGATGGTCTGCAACAACTTTTATGAACCAATGGGATAGTCTTGATGGTGGCGCAAAAAGAATATTATTTGGTGTTACAAGATTTAAAGAAGTAGCAAAAGAAATTGATAGCTTGGTTAGAATTGTAAGAACTGTTGATGAAAGAAGATTGCTTGGTAATCCTTCTGGAACAGGTAAAGTTATGATGGGTTTTGGAAATGTTACTGCTTTATTAGGAGCAGGTGGATTATTGTATGCAGGTGAGCCAGAAGCAGCAGGTGGAGCAATAACATCAACTATTTTAGCACCAAGATTGGCAGCAAAATTACTTACAAGTCCTAAATTTATTAGGTGGATTAAAACAACTGCTCAAGCATCAAGCAGGGGAGTTAATCCTCTTTCAATACAATTTGGTAAATTAGCAACTCTACCAGGCAAAGATGGTGAATTAGCAGAAGCAATTAATGCTTTTACAAGCAACTTATCACAAAATATGTCTTTACCATCTATAAATGTAGAATGACCCAAGACATAAAAGCACCTGACAAAAGCAAAAAGATTATTTCTGTTGATGTTGGGAGTAACAGCTTTGAACTGGTTTTGCGAATATTAGGCAATGAGTTTGTGGCGATAAAAATAGGTTCTACTAACTTTAGTGGCAAGTTAATAGCAGGTGGTATCTTATTGTTATTCTTTACTTTTATTATAATGGAAGTGTTTGGTTTAAATGAGATGTTTAAATGACAAAAAAGAAATCGTATTTACAAAAAAGATTAGAACCTGATTCAAAGTTTGCGAAGCTAGACACCAATGGAGATAATATAGTTTCTGACGAAGAATTTGAGATGCGAGAAAAACTAATCTTGCTTGAAAACAGAGATAAAAAAGAAGATCAGCAGAGGTATTTAGTATGGTTTTCTGCTTTATCTGTAACAGCATTTATAGTCGTATTAATGTTTCCAATAGTGCCATTAGATAGAGTAGATCATTTATCATCTATAGCTTCTACATGGGTTATATCCAATATGGGAATAATAGGTAGTTTTATAGTTGGAAACACGATTGCTAGTAAAAGGGAAATAAAGAAATGATACAGGCATTATTAGGTCCGATATCTTCATTAGCTTCTACCTGGTTGCAGGGTCGTATGGACAAGTCTAAAGCTGAAACCGAAGTTAAAGTAGCTAAAGCAAAAGCTGAAGCAAAAGTTTATGAGACAGAAGCAACAAGTACAATGTTGCAGGAACAGAAACTTACAGACCACATGGGAGATAGTCTTAAAGATGAGTTTTGGACATTAATATTTGGTGGTATTTTAATCTGCTGTTTTATTCCATATACCCAACCATTTGTTAAAGAAGGTTTTATGTTTCTTGATGAACACACTCCTGCCTGGTTCTCAAATATGCTTTACATAGTTATAGGTTCATCTTTTGGGTACAGATTTGGTAAGCAAGGTTTGCAGTTAATTAACAGAAAAAGATAATGAAAAAGAAAAAAAAGACTTACAAAAAGAAATTAACGACTGCTGATAAAAAGAAAATAATGAGTAAAAAAAAGAGGTAGCCATGCAGTTATCACAGAATTTTAGCTTGAATGAGATGTTTAAATCTCAAGTGGCTTTAAGAAAAGGAATTGACAATTATCCTGATGGTACAAGTATAGATAATTTAAGATTACTAGCAGAGAATATTCTGCAACCTATCAGAGATGAATTTGGATCATTTATTGTTTCATCTGGGTTTAGATGTCCAGAGTTATGTATTGCAATCGGATCAAAAATAACAAGCCAACACGCAAAAGGTCAAGCAGCCGATTTTGAGGTTGCAGGTGTAGACAATTATGAACTAGCTTTATGGATTGAAGATCATCTGCCTTTTGACCAATTAATCCTAGAATGTTACAACGAAAACGACAAAAATAGTGGTTGGATTCATTGCAGTTATGTGCATGAACCACGCAAAGAAACCCTAACTTTTGACCGAGAGAATGGTTATAGACAGGGTTTGATTGTTACCTAGTTGTATCTAGTTCCACTGATTAAAAAAACGCAATCAGTGATTATATCTTGTAAATTTGTATCTTGTTAAAGTTGTTGACATAAATTCCTTAAAATTTTATCTTTTTCGTATCTAGTTGTATCTAGTTGGAGAAAAAAAAGATAATGTTTTCAATGGTTTATAAATGTTGGCAACTGACTTTTAATCAGTGGGTCACAGGTTCGAATCCTGTCGGGCTCACCATCAACACCAGTAAGGGTTACAGCTTGTATCCCTTTTCCACACTTGGTTACAGAAATTATACCTACCTTATTTCTAACTTAAAACCAACTTACCTAAAACTTAAAAAACAGCAAAAAAAGTGTCATTTTTGGACATTTTTATCTTGTTCGTATCTTGTTGTCTCTCCAAACACACAACTGATTGAGAAATTGCAATCAGTAAATGTATCTTGTAGAACTTTATCTTGTTCCACTGATTCATAACTGATTGTGCTTGACTATGTGCATTTTTGCATATAGAATGAGTGATAATGCTAATATGTGCAAATTGGAATTGGAGAACAAAATGCAAAATTTAGATTTAAAAGAAGTGTTAAACACTATTGAAGGGCAAGTAACATTAAAGTTTATGGCTGATGATGTTAGTTGGACACCTGAACAAATGCAGTTTGAGATGCAGAATAATGACTGTCTTAAAGCTGAATTTATTACCAAATTAAACAACACAAAAGGGGGAGTAGAATAATGAAACATTCAATTACTTTAACTGAATCTACTGATTCAGATAAAAAAGCAGAAGCAAAATATCTTTGCTCTTGGAATGGGCATGAGATTGTTGAAATTCATACAAAACAAACTTTATATGATGATTATAAAGGTAGTAATTTGTTTGAAGTTAATGAAGATGAAACACTTAATGCGTATTTTGAATCTATTGGGTATGGTCTTGATGACCTTTTGATTAAAGATTATTTAGACCATTCAAGTAAAGATGATGACCTTTTAGGTGTACCATTTTTTTGCGACAACATGAAAATAATAAGAATAGTTTAGGGAGTAGAGTAATGAAGATTGATTATGAAATGTTAGACAAACATATACCTTTTAAAATTAATGAACAAAACTTTATGTTAAGAGTTTTTAGTTCTTATAAATACGATCCTAAACCTCATGGATATTTTATTCAAGTTTTAGGTCAAGATACAGAAAGTAACCAATTTGATATAGCGATTACAGATCAAATTCAAATTGTAAAAGAAGGAGTAGAGTAATGGAATTAGAATTAAAAAACATATCTTATTATAAACAAGGTAGTGAAGAAACACCTTGTTATAATGCAATCGTTTATATTAATAACGAAAAAGCCATTGAAGTAAGCAATGATGGTCATGGTGGTTGTGATAGGCAATATCCGATAAAGCCATTTACTTATAAGGACATTGAAGAAGTAAAAAATTATTTAGCTAAAAAAAGTGGAGATGATTTTGAACCATTAGATACATGGTGTCATAAAAAAATGTATGATGATGTAGATAAAAAGAGATTAAAAAGACATATGAATGTTAAATTTATTTGTTTTGATAAGATTGATAATGAAATTTATGCCTTTCACAAAGGGGGTCTTTCAAGTTTACAGTTTGAAACTTTTTTGGAGAAAAAATATCCTAATTATACTTGTCTGAATTTTTTATCTTTTAATGAAGCATGGAAACTTTTTGATGAGGTAACACGAGATGAAGTATAAATATGATAAGACGAATAATGTTTATTATTATCGTTGCAATGTTCAAAAAAGAGTTATTGCTAGAAGTGCAACTCCAAAAGGTTTAGAAAAAAAACTTGAAGAATTAGGCATGAAAGCTATCCCAAATTTAGATAGGCATGACATAACTGTTGCAGATGCTTTTGAACTTTTTTTAAAAGAAAAACAACCACCAGAAGTTAGACAAAAAACTTATAATGATTATAAGAATTTTTTAAAAATTTATGATGCTGAAAATAATTTAAGAATTGATAACAAGCTAATTAAAGATAAAAAACTTGTGAATATTAACAGAGAATATATGAAAGCAGTATTAAAACTTCTTTTACACAGATATTCAAACAAGAGTGAAATTAGTATTAATCATTGGTATGGCATCTTAAAAAATGCTTTAAATGTAGCTTATATTCATTTTAAGTTTCAAAACAATCCCATGACAGACAAATCATTAAAGTTTGATTATGAAAAGAAAAGAGGTTGGTCTCCAACAAGAGAAGGTGCAATTCAGCTATTAGAAGCAGTAGATAAATATTGTGATCCTTGTCATGCTTTGTTTACCAAATTCTGTGCACATGGATTAAGAGCATCAGAAGCTAATGCTTTAAAGGTTGAAGATTTTGATTTTATGAGAAGAAGATTTGAGGTTAGTAGAAGCATAGACTCTGTTAGAAATCTTAATAAAACTAAATCAAAATCAAGTGTTAGGTTTGTAAATATGGATGACAAATTTATTAAACAAGTTATTGAATATACCAAAGGCATGAAACAGACAGATTGGTTGTTTTTAGGTAAAAATAACTTACCTAAATGCCAAAAAACTTTAAGGGATTATGGTTTAAAAAAAGCAATAAAAAAACTTAAAGAAACAAATCCTGATTTTATATGGAAGGGTGGGTTACATTCTTTAAGACATTATTATGCAAGTATTGTTTTGCAGGTTGGAATGTCTAATGGTAAATCTCCTATATGGATTGCCAAACAATTAGGTCATTCATCTTTTACTACAACTTTAAATTTATATGGTCATATAATTGATGAAGATGATGAGAATATAGCAGAAGAATTAAATCCAATGAAAAGGAGTGGTTAATTAGCTAACCAAATGTTTCGTTGTTTGCCTAAAGTTCTTTTAACTTTACCAGATTCCTCAAGACTCTTAATGGCATAATCTAAAGCCATAACAGATTTACCACCTATAGCATCAAGTATTTCAGCTTTGGTAGGTGGTATTTCATGTTCTTTGATGTATTTTCTTAAAAACCTTAATACTTTTACACCTTTTTTTGTCATTTATCTTTCCTCAAACATTCATTGGCAGTAATGCAATAACCAACCTTATCCACTAAACTATCAGTATGATTTGGTGTTTGTAATAATCTAACTGTTTTTTGCCAATCATTAGCAAGTGCGACCTGATAGGGTTTAACTTCAACACCAAATATAACTGACCAACCTTGAGCAATTTGTGTATGGTTTTCTTTAATTTCTCCATACACTTTGCCACGATCTTTAATAGTCCTAATAGACCTCTCTAATAAATCTATTGATTTCATTTAACGAGGTTGGTAAGGATGCTGCCCAGAGGGCGCATTGTTGTAATCGGCTTGAGACTGCGCTCCTGGATCGCCTTGTTGGTAATTGGGTTGGGGATTTCCTCCCTGCTGAAACCCACCTTGAGGTGCTTGATAACCTTGTTGCTGCTGACCTGCCTGACTTGGCTTTTGACCTTTAGGCATGACAACCATTTTGCCACTTTTTTTTGACTCAAAGTTAAGAATTAAAACTGGATCAGGTTCGTTTCTTTGTGGGTTTGGTGGTAATATCACACCAATTTTTGTGCTATATTGCGAGTAACCTCTTTGTTGATTACCTTCTACAAAATAAATATCCATTTGTTCATTTATCATTTTAATAGTCTCTCTCTTGTTAAGTTATATAATTGTGTATAAAGATTTTTAAAAACTGGATCGTTGTAAAATAATTGAATTTCTTTTTCCAGTTTTACATATAAAGGTGGAATTTTCCGACCTTCATCACCTTCAAGTTGCGCTATATCAGTACAACCATTTAGATGACCTGTTACGATAGCAAATGCACTTTCTTTAACTGCATTACTATCAGAACTCATATATCTGTCATAAGCCATAGTAGCTATTTTAGTCCACTCTAGCAGATCAGATGGTGTTTTAATTGTTCCAGATGCACAAGCTTGTTGCACAACTCCAGTTGTATATATATTCCTTGAATCTACTGGTGGTTTTTGAAATGCCATTTATATCCCCTGAAATCCATAAGCTAATAAAAATAAACAATAAATAGATACAAACATCATTATCGTTCCTATAAATTCTAAAATTAATTTAATCATTTTTAGACTCCCACATATCTTTCTGCAAAGGAGTCTCTGTCCAACAAATTGGGTTTTGTAAGCTGTCAATTTTCCTAGCCATTTTTTCTGGACATTTTTTTTGATCTTTAAAATTTCTTGCTACATTTACAGAATCAGCAGATGCAAAAGGGTATTTAGTTCCACCTAAAGAAAGACCTCTCATCATGTGAATATGTGGTAAATGTGTGTATTTTTTAACTAAAGAATTAAATACATAATCAAGTCTTTGCGACCATTTAAATGTGCCTATCTCCCAATATTCACCAGAACTTCCAAAACAAATTTTTGGGTATCTATCAATTAAAAAATATAAATATTCAATATCTAATGCAATGTGCCAAACTGGAGCAGACAATTCTGGTGGATATGGAAATTGTAATAAAAGTTTTTTTTGTTCAGATATAGTGCCATCAATAATATCTGGTATAACACACCAATGGGGATGACCTAATTTATCCTCAAGCCATTTATAATAGTTTTTATAATTAAGTTTTGCATTGTTTTTAAAACAACTAAATGCACCATTATCCCACATTACAGATTGACCAATTTCAATACAAATTTTTGCATCTTGTGGATTATAAAAACTAACACAAAAATGTTTTCCTGCCATTTTATATAACTGTTCTCTAGGAGTAAGAGGTGTGCCATGATAATGAATCATTTTTGTCTCAACCAATGCCAAATTGCTAATGCACCAAGCATCTTTGAAACAAACATAGTTGCAGTTGCAAGTATGCTAAAATGACCAATCATGTATAAAAATAAAGCACTATCTATTGGTGTTGATGCTAAAGAACTTATTAAAATTCTTTCATGCAATGGTTTGTTAGTTACAGTAAAAACTCCCCAATCAACAGTTTCAGAAACTAGAAAAGCAACTAATGATGCAATAGCTACATAAGGATCAGCCATAATGTAACTTAAAAAAGCACCAATTAGCATTGCTCCTATAACTTTGTGTCCTATTTCTCTTTGTGCATAATCTCTTAATATAAAAATGAGTCCTACAATGATACTCATAGGTGGGTACATAGTGTCAAAAAATGGTATTAAAGGCACATATACGAAACCTATATTTATTAGTGCAATTGATACTATGTAAGTAAGTGTAAATTTATATTTAATCATTCTTCATATCCCCAAATTTGTTTAATTTCTTGCAAAGTCTCATCATCAAAATCGTTGTAGACATAATGAGAAAAATTAGGTGGTGGTATATGCTCTGCCAATACTCTTGGATCGGTGCTTATTTTAAGTAAATTCTGTCTTGCCCTAGCACTTAACCTCATGGTTTCAAATGCCATTTTTAGTGGTTTTTTCTGTAAATATTCGCAGTTATTACTATCAAAAATTGTGTAATCAAAAGCATTGGCATTAATAATAATCGGTAATTTTTTACAAGCATAAGAATAGGTAGCAACCTGCCTTATGTGGAATGTTCTTGGATTAGATAATTTAGATGGCTTTCTAGTAGCTATCGTACCATCTTTTTTTAAAACTGGCATAGCAGTAGACCATTGTGTTTTTATCTCAATAAAATTGTTTTTAGTATCAAGATCAATATAGCCACCAATCGCCATATCTAACCCTTTAGCATGGTCTTTTACTAATAATTGATCGTCAATAGGTTCTTGATTTAACTGCTTTAATGCGTTTATTAAATGCGTTACAACATCATTAAATTCTTCCAAACAAATTCTTAATTGTAGCTTATCTCTCTCATGGATAGGGAAGTGAAGTGATAATACTTCTTTCCAATGTTCTCTGGCTTCTTTCTCTGGTATGCCTTTTAATATATGTACTGCACAACTTTCAGCAGAAGAACCTGCTCTTAATTTAGCACCTGCTAAAAACTTTTCTGGTTCTAGCTGATAAACATACTTAACATTAAAGAAATCTAGTGGGCAGTTTTCTATATCAGTCCTAGATGGAAACCACATATCTACTAAAGATTCATCATAATTTCCAATTTCGCTTGTATCGTGCATAAATAACAATTATATGCACAAATGCTTATTGTCAACTATATTATCTTAATTTTTAAAATAATCAAAAAAAAAGCCAAACTAAACAAAGTCTGGCTTAAAAAAGTGGTTTTTAACAATTATTTTAAAGAAAAGCACACCACAGTATTTTGGAAACTCCAGTTATTACACAATTTTCTCTTATGCGTTCTCCATTAAATTTTAAGAGTCGTGCTTTACCTTTTTTAACAGATAAAACACCTAAATAAAATATTCCATCTTCACAAACCCCATAACAAGTTTTGCCTAAACATTCAGAAGCATCATATGGGTTTTCAAATTCATTATTAAAAACATAATATTTAGTATCAGTTCTATATATACCTTCTTCTGAACTAAATTGTTGTGCATTTTCTCTATCTTCATCACCTCTAACATGAGTAATAAGCATTTCTTTTGTTTCCATAATTGCTGATTGGTTTTCAATACCATTAAAATAATTCTGGCTTATGCTCTGTGCCATATTGGGCATCAATGGAGTTACATTATAATTTTTTTTCCATTGCCCAATAACAGGTATAGAATGTAAAGTATTAGCTGATCTTGGTATGCTAAATGCTTGTTTAAACTCTGGAAACTTTTGTGCTATGGCATTTTGTGTCTGTGCTGACAAACCATGTTTTGCACGACCAGAACGATCATTCATAAAACCTGTAATAGTGCTTTCAGCTACACCTGATTCTCTAGCTAACTGACTAGGAGATATACCTCTTTCAAGTGTTATTTGTCTTATAAGCTCCTTAACTGCTTCCTTTTGCATTTCATCCCTTTCCCTTTTATCTGATATGGAATGAACATTATCATTTGTATTTTTCATAATCAAATCCTCTCAATAACTTATTTCCGACTTATTGCATTGATATCACATTATGTGCATTATTGCCTATATGTCAAATAAAACTAATAATATGATTGTTTCTGCAATAGAAAGCACATTTGGTGGTATCTACAAAGCATCCAAGATACTAGATGTTGATTATACGACTTTGCATAGATGGAAGCACAACAAGACTAATCCAAACACCGAGACAATAGAACGAATCGCCAAAGAGCATCCCATGATTAAGGAACTTATGATTTTAAACACCATGAGGAAGGATAAATAAATGAAGCTATGCAAAAAATGTAATGTTATTAAACATAATTCATTGTTTGGACATTACAGATGCCAGGTAAGTGATGTTAAAAAAATTAGAAATGTCTGTAAAAGATGTTTGGCTAATAAAGCTAAAATTACAAGAACATTTAAAATTAATAAAGATGATTTTAAACCTGGCGAATATGATCCTGCTGAACATTGGTTTGAAGATGATCCAAGAGCATTAAAAGAAAATGATGTAGGTAAAGTACCTCACATTCAAACCCATCTTCCTAGAGCATGGATAGACAATGCCTGATTATTTATTACCAGAAGAAAATGTGCAGATTAGTTTTAGTGGTGGTCGGACTTCAGCTTATATGCTTTACAAGATATTAGAAGCTAATGATGGATTGCCAGATAAAGCTAAAGTTATTTTTACAAATACTGGCAGAGAAATGGAGCAGACTTTAGACTTTGTTCAAGAATGTTCTAATAGATGGAATGTAGATATTGTATGGCTTGAATATAATCAGATAAACAACAAAAACACCTTTAAAAAAGTAAATCATAATTCAGCTAGTCGCAATGGAGAACCCTTTAAAAAAATTATATTAAAGTATGGAAGATTACCAAATGCTTTACAGAGATTTTGTACTGGTATTTTAAAAATTCAAACTGCACAAAAATATTTGCAAAAATTACATTGGAAACATTGGCAAAATGCTCTTGGTATAAGACATGATGAAAAACATAGAGCAAAGACAGATTTTAGAGATGGATTTTATCCTTTTTATCCTCTTGTAAATAATAAAGTTACTTTATTTGACATAGAAACTTTTTGGAACAAACAAAATTTTAAACTTAATTTACCTATTGTTAAAGGCAAAACCTTAATGGGTAATTGTGATCTGTGTTTTTTAAAATCTGAAGCACAACTAGCCATGATGATGAAACAATATCCAGAAAAAAGTAAGTGGTGGATTGATATGGAATTGCAAACTGGCAAACAGTTTAACAGAGATCGTAACTTAAAAAAAATGAATAAATTTGTAAATCAACAACAAGATTGGGTGTTTGACCAACAAGGTTATTTTTGCCAAGCAAATTTAGGGGAGTGTACTGGATGACTGATAGCAGAAACAAGGGAAAAGGTTTTGAGTATGAGGTTATACAGCTTCATTATGACGAACTAGGCATAAAGCTGAAAAGAGATATTGAACAATACAGAACCCAAGATCATGGCGATTTAATATCAGAAGATACAGACTTTCCATTTGCCATAGAATGTAAGCGCAGAAGAAAAGGGTTTTTACCTGATGAAAAATGGTGGGTACAGACTTGTACTGCTGCTAATATGTGTAGGAAAATTCCTATTTTAATCTATAGATTTGACCGATTACCAGTAAGAGTAAGAGTGCCAATGTCTATCTTAAACAAGGTAGAAACAGCAGAAAGAGATTGGCGATATGTAACCGATATGGATTTTGACACTTATGCCATGATTGCAAGGGAGATGTTATGACATGGTTATGCGTTTGCTTGATCTCTTTAGTGGCATTGGTGGTTTTAGTTACGCAGCAGAAAAACTTGTTGGTGGGTATGAAACAGTTGCCTTTTGTGAACAGGATAAATTCTGTCAGCAGGTACTTCGCAAACATTGGAAAGATGTACCGATATATGATGATGTCAGGACAATAGATGCAACTGGACTTGGAAGAATTGATATTGTCGCAGGAGGATTTCCCTGCCAAGCAGTTAGCCAAGCAGGACTACAAAAAGCAACAGAAGATGATCGGTGGCTCTGGGATGAAATGCTTAGAATTATACAAGATTGCAAACCAAAATATATTATTGGGGAAAATGTTGTCGGTCTTATTAACATCAACGAAGGGGTTTTATTCGAACAAGTCCAAACTGATTTGGAAAACGAAGGTTACTCCGTTCAATCGGTTGTTATTCCAGCTTGTGCCAAAAATGCTCCCCACAGACGAGACAGAGTATGGATTATTGGCAACTCCGAACACAATGGATCACTTGCCACCAAGATCAGAGGAAGCAACGAAGAAGTTGCAGGAAGGACACAGAAAGGGCAGGAAACGACCAGGCAATTTGAGGGAGCAAGTAGATCAGAAAACCATGATGATGTACCCAACCCCAAACGCATGGGATGGGAGCAGAGGTCCAAGATCAGAGAAACATCTGAGAGAGAAGGATGGGCAGATAAGTCTAGTCACAGCAGTAGCACAGTTACAGAGACAGAAGATGCAAAAGATGTTAGGGAACGATCCACAAGTGAGAAACACAGGAGTGGGAACTTTGAACGCAGATTGGGTTACATGGCTGATGGGTTATCCGAAGCATTATCTGGACATTTCTCCGAAGAACCAAAAGACATCCCAAGAGTTGCCCAAAACCAAAAAGACAGGACAAAAAAGTTGAAATCATTAGGAAATAGTATTGTACCACAGGTTGCAGCAGAATTGTTTTATGCCATTAAGGTTGCAGAGCATGATGAAAGTTAAGCTGTGTATCAAATGCAAGGTTGCACTATGTAACCATGTTTGTCCTATTTGTAAGGTGAAGCAATGAGTAAAATTAAACTTATTCAAATAGATGGCAAATTACCTAATTTAGCACTTATGAAATTAAGTTCATATTTTAAAGAAAAAAATTATGAGGTATTTTTTACCAGATCAGTTAATAAAGATTTGTTTGATGAAGAATATGATTTTGTTTTTGCATCAAGTATATTTAAATTTTCTATTAACAGAATTGAACGACTTAAAAAAAACTACCCAAATGCAATTATAGGTGGAACTGGTACTGATAATTTTGCTCTTAAAGTAGAGGATTATATTGGTAGTTATGATAAATTAGATTATTCATTTTATCCAGATTACGAATTTAGTCTTGGCTTTACACAAAGAGGTTGCAGATTAAAATGTAAATTTTGTGTAGTTCCTACCAAAGAAGGTAAAAATAAATCAGTACAAACTGTTTATGACATTTGGAGAGGTAAGGATTTTCCTAAAAAATTGCATTTGCTAGACAATGATTTCTTTGGTCAGCCAGAGGAAGATTGGACTGCAAGAGTTAAAGAAATAAAAGAAGGAAAATTTAAAGTTTGTTTTAATCAGGGAATAAATATTCGTTTGATAGATGAAACTGTAGCCGAACAATTATCAACATTAAATTATATGGATGACCAATTCAAAAATAAAAGAATATACACAGCTTGGGATAATATTGGAGATGAAAAAAGATTTTTTAAAGGTGTAGATTTACTTATTAAACATGGAATAAAACCTAATCACATTATGGCATATATGCTGATTGGTTATGATCGTAGAGAAACTTGGGAAAGAATTTGGTACAGATTTAATAAAATGGTTGATATAGGGGTTCTGCCCTATCCTATGGTTTACGATCCACTACAGCAGAAAAAAGATTTAAAACTGTTTCAGAGATTTGTTGTTAGAGGAGATTACCGACATAAATCATGGAAAGATTATAAAAGATTTTATTACAACAGAAGCATAACAACATTTGATGCAATGCCTAAATTTGATTTTTACAAAAAAAATTTGGAAGTGATGCAATGAGTGAAGATTTTATCATTAAATCATCTTTAAAAGATAACTATTCGGTTATGCCTAATGATCTTATTAACAATGATAGGTTAGATGCCGATAGTTTGGCAGTTTTGGTGTATTTACTATCAAAACCTTCTAACTGGATTGTAAAGCCAACAAATATACAGAATAGGTTTGGCTTTGGAAAAGATAAATCCTACAAGGTCATCTCAAGTTTAATCAAAGAAAGATACATTGTAAGAGAAGCACATAGAGTTGAGGGTAAGTATGCTGAATTTACCTACTATGTTTATGATTCACCATTTCCTTGTTTATCGGATACGGCTGAACCAGATACGGCAAATCAGTACACTACTAAAGAAAGAGATATACTAAGTAAAGAAAAGATACAAATGGCAGAACAGGGTAAACCTGTTCCACAGAATGAATGGCAATGGTATAAGAATTGGCTTACAGAATATACTTCCTTTAAAGAAGCAGGGGATATTATAGGACAACTTCTATCTATGTCGTTTAAGGCAGGTTATAAGGATAGGGCAGATAAGGAAAAACTGGTCTTATCTATTTTAAGGAAGGGTGCAGAGAATAAACCTGAAGGTAATGTTCGTGCCTACCTGTTCAAAATCTTTGATAATCAAACGAAAGAGTTATCTGCGCTGAATATTGATAGAGAGCAGACTAAATGGGAAACTTATGCAGGTATGTGGGGTAGAGGTAGATGGTCTGTTAATGATTGTCCTAGACCTGACGATCCACAGTTTAAAACATATTGTCCTGCAAAATATCAGTATTTATTTGAGGTGAAACATGAGTGATTATGATGCAGCATTATTAGCTGATCGTTTTGATGAAATGGTTGATGTACTGACAAGACTGCCTTCAGTAGTTAGAAAACAAAAGTTATCCTCTTGGGTAGATCATGTTAATGACCCTAACACAGCTTATGGATATAACGATTTTACAGTATCAAGACCTAAACCTACTGGTCAGCAAATTGATAGTATGGATCAGGCATTATTGTGGTTGATTAGTTTAGAGCAGGAAGAACAGAGAATTGTATGGGCAAGAGGTCATAAGTATTCCTGGAGAAAAATTGCTATGATGATGGGATGTAATAAAGATACTGCAAAGTTAAAGTGGCAGGTGGTTTTAATTAAATTAGCTAATAGATTAAATGATGAATGAAAAAAAATATTGTGTAAGCACTAGACAAGTCAGACAAAATATGGGCATTATTTTTGTAAGATGCCGATCTGTCTGTAGTTCACATCCTTTTCCAATTCCGATTGCATTATAGATAGGTCGGTTCTTATGAGAAAGTATCAATACAAACCAGGAATAGACTGGACTGAAATAGAAGCCAGAGTAAGAAGTGGTGAATCACTTAATGCTATGGCTAAAGATTATAACATATCAAGACAAGCCATAACCAAACGAGCCAAGAAGGAAGGTTGGTTAGCAAGTAATAAGAAAGTAAGGTTAGCCAGGAAGGTCGTTGCAACTGTAACCAAAGAAAAGGTTGCAACCGATAAAGTTGCATTGCAACCATTTGGCAACTATGTCCAGAAACATCAGAAAGATAAGCCAGAGACTATTGATAGTATTCTCGGATTATTAAGGTCTGGCAACCCTAGAAAGATTGCTGTTCAAGCTAGTGGGATTAGCATGGATAGTTTTATGAGGTGGTTGAAGGAGAATCAATCTTTTGCTGATAATGTACGCAAAGCCGAAAGTATGGCTGTAGCTGACAGGATGCAGAACATCTCAAATGCAGGGAAAAGAGGTGATTGGAAAGCTGATACTTGGGTATTAGAGAGAACTCACAGAGAAATATTTGGGGAAAAAGAAAGTAAAAACAATAGTTTAGCAGTACAGATAAACATTAACAGAGATACAGATAAGGAAAGCATTAACATTAGCACCACTGATACTAAATCAGTTGAGCAGTAGTCTGTAACCATTGGATTTGCTAGGGTTTTGAAAGTCTACTAGACATTTACTAGATATATCCCCCCCATGCCTGACCCCCAGACATTAACTTTTTGGCGAGGGCGAAAACGATATACAAACACGCACCCACGCACAACAAAATAAAATCTATCAGGTTGCACAATGGCACAAAAGACGATCAAACTTGAGTACACTCCTCAACCTAAACAGGAGTTGTTGCACAAGTGTAAGGCACAGCAGATATTGTTTGGTGGTGCAGCAGGGGGTGGAAAGAGCCATAGTTTAAGATGGGATATAATTGCTTTTTGCCTTGAAAATGCAGGGTTAAATGCCTTTATTTTTAGAAGGTCTTTGCCAGAGTTAGATGCTAACCACATTCAGCCATTGAAAAAAGAATTGCCTAATGAGTTGGGTAATTTTAATGAAACCAGAAAAAGATTTGAATTTTACAATGGTAGTTCTATCCAGTTTCAGTATTTGGAAAGAGATAGTGATTGTGATCGTATTCAGGGAACAGAAATACATATAGCAGGGATTGATGAAGCAGGACAGATGACTGCTTATCAGCTTGGTTATATTAAAAGTAGAATGAGACTTGGTTCTTTTGAGCCAAAGCAGAAGGAGTATTTACCGAGATTAGTAATGACTGCCAATCCTGGTGGTCAAAGTCATAATTTCTTAAAGAGTTTGTATATTGATCCTGCTCCAGGAGAAACTTATTTTTATGATGTAACCATGCGCAACCCAGATAATCCAAAAGATAAGGGTTGGCTAACCATGTATATTCCTGCCAAGATGCAGGATAATAAATATATTGATCCTAATTATGCGAGTTCGTTTTCTGGTTTGCCAGAGGAATTAGCTAGGGCATTGCGAGATGGTGATTGGGATTTAGTTGTAGGTTCATTCTTTGGGGATATTTGGAAAAGGGATATTCATGTTATCCGACCATTTCAGATACCTCATTACTGGTTAAAGTTTAGGTCATTTGATTGGGGTTCAGCTTCGCCATTTTCTGTAGGTTGGTGGGCAGTAGCTGAAGGACATGAGACTATACCAGATGGTGCATTGGTTAGGTACAGGGAGTGGTATGGGTCAAGTAGACCGAATGTAGGCATTAGAATGACTGCTGAAGAAGTTGGTGCAGGGATAAGGGCAAGAGAAAAAGAAGATGGCAAATTAGATTATTCTGTAGCTGATCCATCTATATGGAAATTTGATGGTGGTCCATCTATAGGTGAAAGATTGTCTAAAATGGGAGTGCGTTTTAGAAGGGCAGATAATTCACGCATAAATGGTTGGGATCAGGTTAGGCAGAGGTTAATTGGGGATGATGGTGTTCCCATGCTTTATATGTTCAAAGATTGTGTAGACAGCATTAGAACAATACCAGTTTTAACCCATGATAAGCACCGAATGGAAGATATTGATACCACACAGGAAGATCATGCAGCAGACGATATTCGTTATGCCTGTATGTCAAGACCATACACAAGGAAATTACCTGAATTAGATGAGGATATTTGGAGAGAGCCGACTGTCGGTGAATTGATGAGTAACCTTGATAAAGTTAATAAACCGAGAGGTTGGAGATTATAATTGGACAGTAAATACGATAGAGAACCTAAAAAAAAGGGTGAGAGAGCAGCATACTGGAACGATCAGATAGCTAAAGCAAGAAAGTTTGAAGAACTTTGGCGCAATAGAAGTGATGATCTGGTTGCCAGGTATCGTGATGATAACCCTAACAGGTTTGAGAGAGAAACCAGAATGAATATATTTCATTCCAATGTAGATACTTTAAAATCTGCTTTGTATTTCAAAACTCCAAAACCAAAGGTTACAAGACGATTTAGAAGTAGCGATCCTGTTGGGAAAAATATTGCAATGGTTATGGAAAGAGCATTGCAGTACCAGTTAGATGTTTACAATTTTGATAGCACTATGCGCAAGGCAATAGAAGATATGCTTATTGTCGGCAGGGGTGTTGTTAGAATGAGATATGATCCAGTTATTGTATCTGGGGAACTTGAAAGGGTAAATGTTACTGAAAAAGCCATTCGAGGTATAGGTGGCAATGAAATTGGTGGTATTGCCGAGATAGAAATAGGCAAACAGTATTTTGACCAGAATGGTGGTGAGATTGATCCAGGCAATATTAAGAAAGATGCTATGGGGTCATACATGGATGGTGATCCAACCGAGTATATTGGTGAGCAGAATATAAGATGTGAGTATGTTCATTGGCAGGATTTTACCTTACAACCTTCAAGATGTTGGGAAGATGTTAAATGGATATGCTTCAGGCATTTGCTAACCAGGCAGGATTTAGTTGATTATTATGGTGCTAAAGGCGAACAGATACCTTTAACTTATCGCCAGACAGAAAATGACCATTATGAAAACACACAAAATCAGCCAGATATGGCAGAAGTGTGGGAGATTTGGGATAAAAGAAGTAATAAGCAGATATTTATAGCTGATGGTTTTGACGAGATATTGGAAGAATTTGATGATCCTTATAATTTAGAAGGTTTTTTTCCAATGCCAGAACCTTTATATGGGGTATCAACAACTGACACAACTTTGCCAGTTCCAGAGATATTTATTTATGAAGATCAGATAAACGAACTGGATTTAATTACACAAAGAATAGGTGCATTAACAGAAGCATTAAAGAGAAGGGGTGTTTATGATGCTTCTTTTCAGGAACTTGTCAGAATGTCAGATGCTAGTGATAATGAGTTTATTCCAGTTGAAAATTTTGCCATGTTACAGGCAGGTGGTGGTTTAGCTAATGTCATGCAGGAAGCACCTCTTGAGGGATTAATAAAAGCACTTACAGCTTTGTATCAATCAAGGGAAATTGTTGTAAATACCATTTATGAGATTACAGGCATTTCCGACATTATGCGAGGTCAGAGTGCAAGTAGGGAAACAGCAACAGCACAAAGGATAAAAGGTCAGTTTGGTGCTATGCGACTGATTAATCGTCAAAGACAGATTGAGAGTTTTCTTGATACGATTATGAATTTAAAAGGCGAGTTACTGGTTGAGAATTTAGAGCCAAATGTATTGGAGCGCATGACTGGTCTGCCTATCTCCCCTGAAGCAGTTGCAGTCATGCGTGATGATCGCATGAGGAGTTATAGGTTATCAATAGACACCGAAGAATCTGCTGCTGTAGATAGTGCTATGGAGCAAAAATCACGCACAGAATTTTTAACTGCAATGGTACAGTTTTTACAAGCAGTAGGTCCTTTAGTTGGAAGTGGTGCTTTAGGTTTTGACCAGGCAAAGACTATGATGTTATTTGCTGCACGAGCATTTCCAGGTGCTAGGGAGTTGGAAGAGAGTTTAGAAGCAATAGAACAGCCACAACCACAACCTAATGCCAATGATAAATTTGTTGAGGTACAAGCAGCAAAAGTTAAAGCTGATACACAAAAAGCACAGGCAGATGCACAGGTTAAGGTAGCGCAATTAGAATTAGACAGACAGAAAACCGAAGCAGATGTAGCTTTAAAACAGCAAAAACTTGAGATAGATGCAGCCAAACTGGTTACTGGATGATTTCAAACAGCGAAGCACTAGGTAAGGTAGTGTGGTTGATGGGTCATTCCAGACAGCATCATACTTATAAAATACAGGATTGTTTTAGGGTAATGTTACCACCGATTGCGAGTAATCAATATCGCATTTGGGAAGGTGAAAAGCATCCTTTAGGGTTTATGACTTGGGCATGGTTAAACGAAGAAAACCATCACAGGTATTTACAGGGTAAAAAGATAATTGAAAACCATGATTTTAATGGTGGCGATCATTTATGGCTAATTGATATTATTTGTCCTTTTGGCAATGTCAGGCAGTTAATGTCAGAAGCCAGAAAGCATCTTATTGATCTTTATGGAAAAGGTAAGGTGATGAATTTTAAAAGAACTAAAAACGGATTAATTAAAAAGGTAGTATTGTAATGGGTAGTGAAGCAGGACAAGATAATGCTAATATTTCAACTGATATAGATCAGTTAAGAGCAAGAGATGATGCTATTAGACAGCAATATCAATTTACACAACAAAGTCCAAATTATGTAGATGATTTTAGTGGAGCAAATATTGGCTCTTTACCAACAGTTTCAGTTCCACCTACTTTAACAACAGAAGAACTTGCATCTGCACCTCCAGTAACAGAAAACATGATGGCAGGGCAAACTGATTATTCTGATTTTAATTTTGCAGGTAGTGAAGCAGCAAAGCAATTACGAGAAGATGCACAAGGCATATTACCTCAAAATATAGCAGGAATAGTGCCTGGTGGTTTTGCTATAAATTATCTAACTGGTTTACCATCACAAATGAAATTAGATGCTTTAAACAGAGGTCAAGTTCCAACATATAATAAAGATACTGGACAAATAACTGGTACTACTGGTCAAGGATTTGG